CGACCCCATCTCTTCTTCCTCTTCCGCAAGGACCGCGTCCAACGTCACGATCGGCCAGAGGTCCCAATGGCTCCCCGGGCTGGCGTTCAAGACCTCGACGCCGAGGTCGATAAGCGGCTGGACCGTGGTCGCCAAGTCGACCAGCTGCTCGTCCCAGCAGCCCGGCTTCGGCGCCTGCTTGTGCGGTGCGTGGTGATGGGCCCGGCCCTCGGAGTCGCGCCCCCCGTCGGCGCCCAGCAGCACGATCCGCTTGGCGCCCAAGAGGACGGCCAGGTTGATCGCGGCCTGCAGCGAGGTGCGCCGGACGCTGAGCGCGCGCGGGTCTGTGCTGATCGCGACCCCGCCGGCTTTGCCCGGAATCGGCGGGGCGACCTGGCGCAGGTGCAGCAGCCCGTCCCAGTCGATCGCGTCCGTGACCGTGACCACGCGCCCGCGCCACGCCTTCTCCAGCGCCGCCCGGTGCTCGTAGAGCCAGGGCCGGTCCGCCGAGCACAGGTAGTCGGCGAAGGGGTGGGCGATGTAGCTGGAATTGACGGCGATCACGCGCCGACCCGCCAGGCGCTGAGCCCCTTGGCCCGCGAGCGACGGCCCGCCGCCCAAAATGAACACGGTCTCGCCCGGCCACGCCGGCGGGACCGACCACTCGGTTGCCATGGTGCCTTCGGGTCAAATGCCGAAGGGGCCCCGGCGGGGCCCCTCGGCATCGGTCACCGTGATCGCTAGGCCGATCAGGTACGCTTGCCCGGGACCAGGGACTGCGGCCGCGTGCAGAGATTGAGCGTGTTCATCTGCACTTCGAGCTCGACGCCCTTGTCGTTCGGCATCGGGAACTGCTTGGCCGTGAGCCGGCGGCCGAGCGTGTTCACCGTCTCGACGTAATCCGCCGGCGCGAAGTAGGTCCGAAACAAGTTGGGCACGCCGACCGGGAAGATGTGCGCCTTGTCGGTGTCGACGAAGTCCGTCGTGCCGACCTTGCCGCGATAGTTCTGCCAGACGATCCCGCCGAACTCGAAGGACCCGAACGACTGCCCGCCGTCGACGTAGCCGGTCCGCAGCTCCTTGGCCTCTGTTTGACGCAGGAACGTCTCGCGCACCTCCGTGTTCGCGATCAAGTCGTCGTAGAAATTGTCGCCGGTGAAGGCGTGAACGCCGGTGAACGGTACGCCCTCGAGGATGCCCGCGATCTGCCGGATGACTTTGCCGCAGGCCCTGCGCAGCGCGCCCGCGGCGGGACTCGCGTTGTCCAGATCGAAGTTGATCTCGGTTTCCTGGGTCACGCCGAACAGCTCGAACAGGTTCAGCGTCGTATTGTCGGCGTAGGTGACGATCCCCTTGACTGCGCCGATGCGCGAGAACTCCTGGGTCGCCTCGAGCGACTGCGAGTGGACCGCGACACGCTCCGAGACCTGGCCCATGACCGACTCGAGCGCGGTTTCGGACCCCCATTGGCGCACGCCCTGGACCTCCTCGGCCATGATCGCGTCGTCGATCTCGAAATGCGGGACCACCACGCTGCGTAAGTTCCGCTTGCGCTTGTCGATCGTCGTACCCGGGCCGCCGCGCGGGGTGGGCGCGACCAGGACCAGGATGCCATCGCGCTCCTCGAGCGCGATAGAGGTCGCCGGAACGCCGCTCTCCACGAACAAGTTCATGCTCCCGATCAGGCCGGGAACGAACTTGAGCTTGTTGATTGCGTCCGTCAGTGGGACGAGGCTGAAGGCGTCGTCCGTGAAGATGTCGAGCATGATTCCTTACTCCGTTTCTCGCCGGCCGACGCCGGGGGACACTTGGCGCGCGGTGTCGAGCTAGCGCGCGATGATGAAGAGCTTGGCGAGGCTGGCGTTGACCGCCGCCTTCTCCCCGCCGGCCGTCGATTCGGCCGGATAGGTCAGGAGGTTGTTGTTGACCTCCGCGAGGCGCGCGATGTACGCGGCCGCGACATCCGCGTCCGCTCCGGTGGCGCTCGCGTCGATCGCGTCGATCACGATGCCGGCAACCTCGGTCTGAACGTCGCCGGCGGACGTCAGGTTGCCGTCGGCGGCGATCAGCTTGCCGGCGCCGTCCTTCTGGACGACCTCGCCGACCTTGAGCTTCTGCCCCTTGAGGACGGTGCCGTTGTCGCGCGAGATACCGCCCGGTCCCTCGGACAGGATGAATTCCGCCGTGTGGCGGGCTTCGGTTTTAACGAGCATGATGGTTCCTCCGATTCAAGCCCCGCGCGATCTCGCGCGGGGCTTGGATTACGCAAAAGGGGTCGGGTTACGCCGGGGTCCCGGGTGAGAAACGCGCGTTGGTGCGCGCCACGGCCTTGTCCCACAGCGCCGCCGTGGTGCGACCCGAATCCGGGCCGGTGTGCCCGGCGATCTCGGCGGCCGAGGAGGCGCTGGCGCGCTGCCCGAGCAGCGTCTTGCGCACGTCGGCGACGGAGACGTTCTTGGCGATGAACTCGGCCGCCAGTTCCGCCTTGCCGGCAAGCGTGCAGAGGTCGGCCACCTCGCGGGCGTAGCCGCGCAATTCGCGCGCCGCCTTGCGCTCCGCCTTGGCGGCCAGACGCCGGGCGTCTTTCTTGGAGAACGGCTCGTCCTCGTCGTCGTCGTCCTCGTCGTCCTCGTCCTCGTCTTCCTCCTGCGCCTTCGCAGCCTCGGCTTCGGCGGCCTCGGCTTCGGCGGCGGCCTTCATCTCGTCTTCGTCTTCCTCGGCCTTGGCGTCGTCATCGTCGGCCCGCTTGCCGCGCAGGCCGATCCCTGCGAGTGGGTTTCGCATCGTGCTTCCTTTCGTTTTCGGGTTCAGCCCGTGGGGAGCAGGGCCACAGTCTCCGCGCGCGCCAGGCGCGCCGCGAATTCGTCGATAACTTCGTCCTCGGAGGCGACCGCATCGATCAGCCCGGCGGTCTCGCCCGCCGCGCCCATGAAGACGCGGGCCTCGGTATCAAGCACCGCGGCCGCGGTCATCCCGCGGTTGCGCGCTACCTTGCCCGCGAACAGGTTGCGGATCTCGTCGACTTCGGCTTGGAATCCCGCCTCCACGCCCTCGGGCAAGGGCTCGAAGGGGTGGCCGTCGACCTTGTGGGCGCCGGCATGGATCAACGTCACCGTCAGCCCCTCGATGTCGAGGGCGCGGGACATATCGACGTGCACCATGACGACGCCGATCGAGCCGGTGTCGGCGGTCGGCGGCGCGATCACCACGTTCGCAGCGGACGCCAGCCAGTAGGCGGCGCTGGTCGCCATCTCGTTGACCAGGGCCCAGATCGGTTTCGCCTCGCGCGCCAGGAAGATCGCCTCGGCGGCGCCGTCGGCGCCGAAGACCTCGCCGCCCGGGGAATCGAAGTCGAGCAGGGTGCCCTTCACCGCCGGGTCTTCGGCGGCGGCGAGCACCTTGAGCTTGATCGCGTTGTAGCCGGTCATGCCCGAGTGCGGGTTCAGGTGGCCGAAGCGGTGCACCAATTCGCCTTCGATGGGAATGTGCGCGATGCCCGTCGACTCGTCGAAAGCGAACAGTCGGCCGCCTCGCTCGCTGCCATCGCACTCGTGGTCGTCAAACGCAGCCGCCGGCGGCGAGAGCGGCGCGGCAAGGTCGAGCGCCACGCCGGATGCGTCCAGGACCCGCGCGATGCCGAGGCGCGGCGCGATCGCGCCGAGCACGGCCAACGCGCCGCGTTCGCTGATAAGATGCGGCTTGCCAAGCAGGCGCCGCGACCAGAACGGAAGGTGGGTCATTCTTCCTCACCTTCCTTTTCCTCGGGCGCGTCTTCCGGCGGGTTGAGGACGGCGGCTTCCTCGGTCGGATCGGGCAGCGCCGAGCCCGCAGGCTTGGCTTGGGTCGCGCCGGTCAGGCTGACCGCACTCGGATCGGAATCGAGCACCAGGCCGAGGCCGTCGCCGCGTTTCTTGTCCTCGGCAATCTCGCGGTCGATCTCCTCGATGTCGTCACCGCGCGCGGCGATGACCCGCGCCCGGCTGGTCATGCCGGCGCGGATCTCGCGGACCGCGGCTTTCTGTTCCTTCTCCGGGTCGACCCATTGCCAGCCCTGGCCGATCCACTGGACCCGCTGATAGGCGCCGCGGTCGGCCAGGAAGTCGCTGGCGTCGATGACGCCCGCGAGCGCCGCCTGTTCGAGCCAGAGCCGCCAGACCGGGCGGTTGAGTTGGCGGACCGGCGTGGCCTGCTGGAACTGCTCGATACCGCGGCGGAATTCCAGGAGGCCGGCGCGGATCGAGGAGAAGTTGACGTCCGAGAGATCGCCGGTCGCCTGTTCGTAGGTGACCCCGGCGCCGGCGGCGGCCGCGCGCAAGTTCCACTTCATGAAGGGATCGTAGGTCGTGCCGACTTCCGCCGGGGCGGCGAACGTGATCTCGGACCCGGCGGGCAGTATCGACATCAAGCCGGGCTCAAACGCCGGAGCCTCCCAGCCATCCTTGTCGGGCGCGCGCTCCACCAGCGGGACGTGGTCGACGTCCAGCCCCGGCGTGATGAAGCCGGCGAACAGCGCCGTCACTTTTTTGCGCACCAGCTCGGCGTCCTCATACTGGTCGAGGTCATGGAGACGCGCGAGCACGGCGGCGAGGCGCGGCGCGCCGCGCACCTGGCCCGGACGCTGGCGCTCGAAGACGTGCAGGATCTCGGCCGCCGGCACCCGCTCGAGCTCCAGGCCGCGCGGCCGTGCGCTGAGGAACTCGCCCGGGTGCTCCCGATACATATGGTACGCGACGCGGCGGCCCTGGGCGTCGAACTCGACGCCGGCGATGACGATGTTCCGTCCCGGAAGCAAGCGGTTCTCGAATAGCGGGACGTGGTCGGCCTCGATGACCTGAAGCTGTAGCGGCACCTCCGGCCCCTCACCCAGGCGGCGCGGGCGGAGCCGGACGAAGGTCTCGCCGGATTCGAAGAGCCCACGCACGACCAGCGCCTGTTGCGCGTAGAAATTGCCCACGCCTTCCGTGTCCGACTCATCGGTCCAGTCGAGCCAGGCCGCATGCAGGGTCTCGCGCACCGCCTCTCTGGGGTGTTTGGACTTCGGCTTGATGCCGGTCCCGATCGCGTTGGCGACGAAAGAACTGATGATCTGGCCGGCCCAGGGGTTCTTGCGGATCTGGTCGCGCGCGCGGTTGCGCAGCGTGGCGACGTGGCCGATCAGCGCCGTGTTGACGCCCGACGACGTGGCCAGCCAGCTGCTCTGCCGCCGGCTGGTGCCGGCGCCCGCGTCGTAGGCCGGAAGCGGCTTGGAGGCACTGGCGCCTGGTTGGAATCCGGGCTTGAACGTGACCCGCCCGATGTAGCAGTTGGGGTTCATCACCAGCCCTTGTTGAGTTGCGGATAGATGCCCTTGGTGGTCTCCGTGCCCTCGAGCTCGGCGATCTCTCGGGCCAGCGCTTCGAGCCGGCGCGCCATTTCCTCGGCGGTGCGGTAGGTCACCTGCTTGTCGCCCTCGCGCAACGACAGCACGCCCGAATCGAGCGCCGCCTGGAGATCGTCGCGACGGGTCTTGAGTTGGGCCAGAGTCGCCATGAGCTCCCCCCTCAGTTCATCCAGCGCGAGCGCGTGGAGGTGGCGGCGTCCGCCGGGTCGCGGCCGGGTTCGGGTGCGGGCGTCTTCTCGCCAGCCTTGGCGGCCGCGGCCACCGGCGTCGGTGCCCAGAGTTCGGCCAGGTCGCGCTGGACCTGGTCCGGCGGCGCGCCGCGCTCCTGCGCGATGCGGGCCCAGTCCTCACGGCTCAGGTTGTCGAGGCGCAGGTGCGCGGCCAGGGCCCGGGCGCCGACGAAGATGTCCAGCTGCTCGTTGGCCTGGCCCTTGATCTTGCGCCACTCGCGGCGCAGACCGCCCTTGACCTCGACCTGCACGATGTATTCAGCGGTCAGTTGCTTGAAGAATTCCAGGTCGCAGGCGTCCGGGTAGTGCAGGCAGCCGAGCGGCCAGTTGCCGTCCTCGTCCGGCCCCTCGATGGTCTTGCGCGCGGCGGCATAGAGCCAGGATTTCAGCGACCAGGTACCGGTCGGCCAGAGCATGACGCCGCGCGCGAGGCGCTTGCCGCGAAACGACACGCTCATGCGCTTGGGCGTGCCGATCGGCGGGTGCAGGTGGCCGCCGCGGCCGTCGAGCGCGTAGACCCGCTCGCGCTTGCGGCAGAACAGATAGACCATGTTGGAGAGATACCCGGCGTCGACCCCGAAGGCCTCGACCGGCCAGCGGCGGCCCTGCCAGTCCTCGTATTCGCGCGCCACCACCTTGTCGAGCCCGGCCCAGGTCTCGACTTGCGCCGGGTCGCCCAGGATCACGCCCTTGTCGACCAGCCAGGCGGTCATGCCGATGCCCCAGGCGTAGATGCCATATTCGATGCGGTTGATCTGGACGTCGGCCATGCCGGTCAGCACCAGGCCGCCGGGCGGTATCTTGCCGAGCGGATAGGGCTCGACGCGCGCCACCAGCTTCTCGAAGTCCGGCGCCTCGCCGCTCTCCTCGTATGGCTCGCCGAGGACTTGCTGCGTGAAGGTCTTTTCCTTGAAGGGGTCGCCCTTCGACTCGAGGCGCTCGGCGACGATCTCGTCCCAATCGGTAAAGGGACTGTACGCTTGCCAGATCGCAAAGCCCGGTTGCCGGCCGTTGCTGGCGCGCGCTCGATAGCGCTCGAGGTCTTTCGGCTCGATAACCGGGCCCGGCACGTCCGTCGCCTCGCCGTCCTCGTCATCGTCGACGTAAGTCTTCACCCATGCCCCGGCCGCGACCATGGCGCGCTTGTCGTGGTGCTCGATCACGCAGCCATTGGCGGCGCAGACGAAATGGGCGCCGAACGGCGGGCGCTTCTTCTTCCATTTGAGATTTTCAAACCGGAGAGTCTGGAACGTGCCGCACTGAGGGCAGGGAACATAATAGCGGCGCTGATCGGATCGCTCATATTTCGCCGAGATCCGACAGCTGCCCGTGAGGTCCGGCGTCGACGAATAATAGCGCTTCTGGCCGCGGAGCGACCACGCGGTCAAGCGCTTCTCGACTTGGGCCAGCGGATCCCCGCGGTTGCCGGCGTCCTGCGGCCAGCCCGAGATCTCCTCGGCGATAAGAACGCGCGCGGAGATCATCTGCAGCCCGACCGAACTATTCGCCCCGACCAGCTGGGCGAACCCGCCGGCGAACCGCTTGAAAGCCATGGTCGAGCCGGACTCGTCCCGGCTCCGTTGCGCGCGCACCTTGGAGCGTAGCGCCGGCGTCGTTTCGATCGTCGGCGTCAGTTTGACTCGGTCGTACTTGACCGCCTCGTCGATCGTCGGAAGCACGATGACGACGGGACAGGGCTGTCGATCGACCAAATAGCCGAACAGGTTGACTCCGATCTCGGTGCCGCCGATCTGGTGACTCTTCTTGAAGATTACGTCGCGACATGGATCCTTGAACGAGAGACACTCCATCGGCTCGACAGCGTAGGGAACAAGGTCGTTCTTCCACTCGCCGGGATAGGGTGATCCGCTTTCCGGCGACACGATCCGGCTGGCCTCGGCCCACTCGGCGACGCTCAGCACCGGCGGCGGGTCGATCGCCGGCGCGAAGACGCGGGCGAAGACGGCACCGCCGGCGACGATGCCGGCCCAAGCCTTAGACCTCGGCGAACGCAATGGCTTTATCCTGCGCCTCGTCCGACCGGGCGGACGCCCGAAGGGTGGCCGCCAGGCCGGCCAGGACGCGGCGGTGCTCGCCCTCAAGCAAGAGCGCGATCTCCCGCGGAGAGTCCATCGCAGCCAGACGGTCGGACAACTGCGAGCCGAGCTCGAGGAGCTCGCGCTGCAGGACGGTCCCGGCCTCGAAGATCGCGTCCTCGATCTCTTGGCGCACGACCAAGAGACCGCGTTTTTCGTCGAGATCGATCCGCGCCCGCTGGGCGAGCACCGTCTCGCGGACCGCTTTCGCCACCGCATAGCTCGGCGCCTCGGCTTCCTTTCTCGCCTTGTTCGTGACCGTTGCATCGCCGCCGCCGGCGGGTGCCAGATCCTCGCCGGCGGGCGCCGGCGCACTCTCACCCAACAGCCGTCCGCCGTGACTCCCCGAACGCGCCTGGTTGATGTTCGCCAACCGGTGTCGGCGCAGCGCCTCGGGGTCGACCTTCGGGCCGACCTCGTCGCCCTGGTTGAGCTCCGGGAAGTCTTTGAGGTAGCGACTGACCGTCGAGGGGTTGATATCCAGAGCGCGCGCAGCCGCTCGGACGCCCACGATCTCCGCAGCCGTGTCGGCGATCGGCGTCTCGATGCTCATGGCGACACAGCCTCGTCTGTTGACCCCCCCCGCTGTCTGCGTAAGGACCGCTTGACGCACTCGCGTCGGTTCCCGGGGCCAGGAAATATCCGGAGCGGGGCGGCCCGGCGTGTACGCCCGCCGCCGGGCTTTTTCCCGCCCCTCGGCGCCTCGAACTACGGCGCGTCCGGCGCCTTCAAACCATCAAAGATTAAAATCGAGCTCCTCGACGAAATCCCCGAGATCCATCCCCTCGAGCTCCGCGTTGAGCCCGCCGGCGGGCGCCGCCGGGCCCGCGTTGGCCGGACCCAATCCACCAAAGATGTTCTTGTGTTCCTGGGGTCGCATCTTGGCGGCCACGGCGAGCTCCGGACTTTGCCAAATCTCGTCGGCGATGCCGGCGAGCAGCGCGACGACGGCCGGGTCCCAGGTGCAATGAAGATACTCGAAACGCGGATTCTTGTTCAGATTCATGCTTGTGAGGATCGCGATCTCGGCATCGGCGCCCATGACCAGGCCCCATTTCGCATGTGTCCGCGTGACCCGGACCGCGCCGGGCCCGAAATTCCGGATCACCTCGTCGACCGCGTCGGCCCCGCCCTTGCGCGTCAGAAACGAATAGTCGATGAGCAGGCGAAACTGGCGAATCCTTCCCTGCGCACACCAACCGCCGAGGAACGCCGCATCGGCAGAGGCGGCCGTCCAGGTGGCCACCGTCAGCGTGGCCGGGCCGGTCAGGTCGAGCACCGCGTCGAGCAAGTCGACGAAAGAGAACTGCCCCTTGGTAAACCCGAAAACGTCGAGCCCGTTCTCGAGGCCGGCGATCGCATCGCGCGCCGCCGGCGTCGCCAGCTGGCGCGTGACCTTTTTCGGCCGGCGCTTGGTCGCGACCGCAGCCCTAGAGCTCAGGTCATTGAGCGATTTCTTGGATTCGGAGTTCGCCGGCTTCTGCGGTTTCAATCTCGGCCCGCCTTTCGATCGCCACTTCCTCGAAGGTCCGGCCGTCGCCCTCGAGCATCGCGGCCGCGGCGACGAAGTCCTGCCAGCGTTGCACGATGACATCGACATAGGCCGGATCGATCTCGAGCCCCAGGCACCGCCGGCCTTCCATTTCGGCCGCGATGATGGTGGTTCCGCTTCCCAGGAAAGGGTCGTAGACCTCGGCGCCCGGCGTCGAATTGTTGACGATGGGACGGCGCATGCACTCGACCGGCTTCTGAGTCCCATGGCCGGTCTCGGATTTCATGTGCTCGATAAACCAGACCGTCGACTGTTTATGCCCGCCATTCCAGGCGCCGGTCTCGCCCTTCTTAACGGCGTAGGCCGAGAGCTCATGCTCCTGCGAAAAACGCCAGCGGTCCTCTTGGTCGGGCTTTTGCGCATAGACCGCGGTCTCGTGCTGCCAGTTGTAGTGACCCCGCGAAATTACCGGCCGGGTCTTGATCCAAACGATCTGTGCCCGAGCCTCAAAGCCGCAAGCCCGGAGACTGTCAAACACCACTGGCGCAGCGAGACCACCATGCCAAACGTAGGCGACCGAGCCGGGGAACAGCGCCCATGCCTGTCGCCAATCCGCCCGATCATCATTGCTGACACTCCCGACGGCGGCATCCTCCGAGCTAATCCCCGCCTTCTTTCGCCAGCCTGGATCATACTCGACCCCATAGGGAGGATCGGTGACCATCAGGTGCGGCTTGGCCCGGCCGAGCAGCCGCGCGACATGCGCCGGCACCGTCGCATCGCCACAAAAGACACGATGACGCCCCAGCAGCCAGAGATCGCCAGGTCGAGCGACAGGAAACGCCGGCGGCCCGGGTGCCTCGTCGGCGGGCGTCTCACCCTCGCTCGCCTCTTGCGATGCCGTGAGCGCCAGGATCTCCTCGGCAGCGAACCCGGTCAAGTCGAGATCGAAGCCGAAGGCCTCCAGGTCCACGAGCTCGGCGGCAAGCATTTCCTCGTCCCAACCGGCATTAAGCGCGATCTTATTGTCGGCGAGAGCATAGGCGCGCCGTTGCGCCTCAGATAGGTGCCCCAGCTGAATGCACGGGATCTTCTCGATGCCCAGGAGAAGCGCCGCCAAAACGCGCCCGTGACCCGCAATAATTCCGCCGGCGCCATCGATCAGGACCGGATTCGTCCAGCCGAACTCCTGGATGGACGCCGCGATCTGCGCGACCTGGGCGTCGTCATGCGTCCGCGCATTCCGAGCATAGGGAACCAGCGTCGCGACGGAGTGATATTCGATGCGCAGCGCGCCGGTCATCCACCTGTGACCCCTCGAGGTTGGCGTCGGCAACCGGGAAAGCGCCCGGAACAATCCGGAACAATCCGGGAAGCGTTGCACAACGGTCGCCCGCAATAGGCGACGCAAGTTGGCGCGGCGATTCGATTACAGCCGGCCAGGTCCGAGGGCTCGGGCCGTCTAACCCCTGCGGCCTGGACAGGGACATTGCGCCAAGTGTTGCGCGAGGGTGTTGCGCCAGGGTGTTGCGTGTTG